CCGTTAAACCATTCACAGCAGTCACAACGTAAACGTCCTGTATTCCACCTACTGGAGTATTTCCTCCTGTAACTGTGGCAATTGGTGCAGAAATATCAGGCCCAAATGAAGTAACAGCATAAGTCCAATCTGCATCTCCAAGACGATTTAAACTAGCAGGAGGATAACTAGCATGGGTTAAATTTAAAACATCTGCAGATTGAAAGAATTTCAACAATGGTAAATCAGCAGTAACGTATGGAGTGACTACTTGATAAATTGAAGCGACATTTGCACTTAAAATGAATGCACCAAACGTAGTCGAGTCAACATCAGTACCATCTTTATATTTAAGTGTGAACGTGTTCGTAGTAGCATTTGCCACTAAAAAATTACGGTCATTCAACTGAGTCATGCCACGAACATTCGATAAATAAACTTCAGTTCCATTCGTATATCCGTGTGCTGCACTTGTGACTTGTGCCATAGCTGCCTGAGTAATTGCGGTGACTGAATTATTTGGATTCGTTACCAATTGTCCATCAAGAATAATTCGAACGTACAAATTTCCAAATTCTAAAACGTACACTTGTTGATCATTGAATTCGAATGGGATAAGTCTCAATGGATTTGATGAGTATGCAACTTCGCAAATGAACGAAGTCCCAGGACGATTCTGAACTCCACCATGTCGCATGATTAAGAAGTTTCGAAGAGTTCTTAACCCAGTCGCGTACTTTACTTCATCGCATCTTGCATACAGTTGAGGTGAAATTTCTCCACCCGCAAAAGCACGTTGAATTAAACTACTCATCTATGGGCCAGCCTCTCCAGGGAATAAAAAATTCCTTGACGGCCAATCAGTCCATCCTGCACCTGCTCCACGAGACCGAATGAATTCAGATTCAACATCACGATCAGGTTGTTCTTCGGTTCCAATGTTGATCTCAGCACGTGACAACGATTTTTCGTACAACCCATTGATAGATTCTCGAAGTTTGAACGGATCTCCTGCAGTCAACATCGGTGCGATCATGAACGCGATCTTAAGAGATAACGCCATCACGAACTCAGGAGTGAACTTCGAAACATCTTCCTGATTGAAAGTGTACTCAGATTCAGCAGCTTGCATGTCAGTGTAGATCAAACCAGATACATTATCAGTACCGATCAGGAATGGAATTCGAGTCTGATGCGTATCAGTTCTGAGACCGCTTAATATTCTTCGAAGAAGGAGACAATTAGAAGGGTAGCGATAAGAATAACCCCACTCAATTGTTGGATTGCATTGCACGAGAGCGAGTGTGATAAATGCTCTAGCGAATGACCACCTGAAATCTGATAAAGCTTGAGTCCTTGCTTGATCATAAAACTGTCTTACCGCATTACCTTCAGCACTTTTATCCGTGTCGAAGTTTGAAATTTGTTTATTAATACCAAGATGAGAAATGGCAAGATTCGCGATCACTGTTTTTGAAGTTGCCATCGTTTCTCCTTGTTAGTTGAATCGACCGAATGCAGTCGCTATTACTGCTGCACCAGTTGTAATACTCCAAGCACCTTGTGTGCTTTTAGCTCCAAGTTTCGCATAAAATGGTTTTAAATCAGACAGAGTTCCTGCAGCCAAAATCTCAATCGAATTGCCACCAGTATCATGCAAAGTAACTCCACCCTGCACCACGTTTGTAGGCGTGATAAGAATTCCTTCGATGATGTCATATTGACAACCTTTACCGGATTGCCCTTTGATAGTAGCCGTTGTGGACGCCGGAACCGATTGCCAGTCTTTTGCTATGACCATTTTTTTCTCCTTAAATTAGGCGACGAAGAACGTTGCTTAACCCCGCCGCCCATTTTTTAGATCACATCGTCAGAGAGATCTTCTTCAGAACTATTTTCATGATCTTCTGGATCAGCAATTGGTTCATCAACATGATCGTCTGCTTCAGGATCTTTTTCTTTTGACGGCTTTTCGATAATCACTTCAACCTTGGTGCTCTTCTCAACCGGATGAGATGAAGGTTGAGACTTCGCTTTCTTCGATGCTGCTGCGAGAGCAGTATCAAGCTTAGTGTCAAGACTCTTCATCCAAACATGAGAGAACTCTTTTGGGTGGTGGATCATGAAAGATTTTCCTGGTTCCACTCTTCGGTGATTATAAATTCCGCGCAAAATTGCTTTTACTTTAAACATAGGACTCCTCTGTAATTAATGCCCTACAATAGTGTAGTTATTCTTGTAGTAGCGTTGTTCATCAACCATGCTCTTAGGTTGAAGAACTGCAGAGATGGTCACACCAGGAGCAGTTCCGCCCAAAGTGTATTCCAATCGAAGAAATTCTTCCATGAGAACCAGGTTAGAAATTGGAAGGAAGATGTTCGCGCCAAGTGCTAACTGAGCTGCAGTCAGAACTTGAGTGAAGATATTCACCGGTGCTGCGAAGGTAGCGTCACTGTACGTCTGAAGCTGAACTTCATAAGTAGAGTCACCTGCAACCGCTCCCACTGGAACATTGAGCATCACGCCCATTGCAGTACCTTCAGCGATTTCGCGAAATTCGCTCAAATCGATGATGTTCGTTGATGGAGTTGCACCATCGCCCGCGAGCACTTGGTGGTCCGAAAATTGGTTTTGTTGATCGATAATCATAGTTTCTCCTTAAAAGTTTTTTGTTGGCGTGCCCTCACAATTGAGGACACGCCTAGGTTAAATTAGGTGATAGTCGCTTCAGTTACCAAAAGCGCATCGCAAAGGCGGATAGGGATACCACGGAAACTAGGAACGGATTGACCGTCAATAGTTTCGTAGTTGATACCACCACCACCGGCGTTACCCGAGAGACCTCCTCCGAGGTACTCGAAACGTTGGATATCGAGCATTTGGAACAAGGTACGGTTCATGTAGAAAATCGGAGTCCCCATTTTAAGGTGAGGAATACGGTGAACCATCTTGATCATACCTTTGATCAAATCCGCAGGAGAAGTTTCCGCTACGAGATTCGCAGTATCGATGTTGCAAAAACGGACTGTGTATCTCCAGTCACGAAGTGCAATACCATTCTTCCATTGGAAGTGTTCGCGGTATGCTTGCATACGAGAACCACCAACGCCCGCAGTAGTTTCCACAGTCACTTCGCCGTGATCTTTTTGCAAGATACCAGCTTTTGAACCCTTAGGGAAAATACCGTGAATAGTATTCGCACCCCAAGTTACAAGCCAGATCGAAGCATTATCAGACGCAGAACCGTTTCCGCTGATGATGTTCAAACCGTTAGCAGCTTCGAGAGAAGCGTAACGAACCGAAAGACCGTTGAATTGTTCAGGAGAAACACCGTTGTTTCCGTAGAACAAAGTCGACGCCATTTCTTGGTTCATCGCTTCGATGAAAGCCATTGCTTCACTCAAACGAAACTCAGAAGTGTTTCCGTTCAAATCTGCCAAGTCTTTATCAACTTCGCAATATGCTTCAAGCATCCCGCAGTTCTCATCGATCTGCGCAGTGCTTGATTTGCTAGGCTGAACACCTTGGTTGAGTAAACGCCAGAAAACAGCAGGAAGTCCGGTGCGCACAGTGGTGCGATGACCAGTTTCCAAGTTTCCTTCTTGAAACAACATATCCAAAAGAATGTCGTTTGTTTGAGAAAGCATCTCAACAACTGCTGAAGTTTTACCATCTGGATCTTTTCGTTTCGCCCAATCCATTAGCGTTAATACGTTACTTGCTTGAACACCCATGATTCATTTCTCCTTATTTTTTGCTTGAAGCGTTATCGTATAAAATATCTGTCTGAGTTTTACTGCCATTAATTGGAGCACCACCAGTGATCGTTTTATCGTCTGCAATTCCTCGACCCACACGTGCGAAAGCTCTAATGATCATGGGATCATTCCCACGACCACTATCTTGAAGCCATTTCATTAACGCCGGATCATTGATTTTATCCAATGCTCTCGTAGCCAATGCAACTGACTCCTTAAACTTTTCTCCACCAATTTCAGGATCAGATTGAGCTGCTTTAAACCATTCGGCTTTCTGCGCTTCATTCTTCTGAAATTGTTGTTGGTCATACGTTTTAACCGAACGTTCTTGGATTTGCTCAGCAAAAGCCGACATGCCATTTAACTGCGCCTGAGCTTCTTCATTAGAAAGTTTATTGATCTTTGCAGCATCAGTAAATTTCGTGAGATCTTCGGCGGTTAATTTGGAGCCTTCTGGAAGCTTAACATCGTACTTTTCGGGTACGACTTTGGCAGCAGGAGGTACAGTTTCCGTATTTTCAGTTTTAGCATCAGGAGTTAAAGCAGTCGCTGGCGCTTGAGCTGCAGGAGGAATTACCTCTGCTGCTGGTGGCGTTACTACTGGCTGAACTACATCTGCTGGTTTTGCTACCTCGGCTGTCGTTGGCACTTCAGTTTTTGGCGGCGTTACTACTTCTGACATTTGTTACCCCTTAAATCTGTTGAAGAACGATCGTGACCGTTCCAGTTACATCTAAAAAATCATTTGCTAAAATCGTCGCAGCAGTTCCTGCAAAATTCAAGAACAAATTTGTTGCCGCACTTGCAATGTTGTGGCAGCATCTAACCAGCCAGCGCTGGTGGCACACCCACCTTATTTACCCGAACTGACGTAACAGCAACATTCGAGGCGGATTGATTAAGTTGGCCTGATACGTTCCTGAATCGACATCGCTTACCATTGATCG